TGCGGCAGCAGGCGTTACTGCATTGACCTTTGCGGGAGCCCTGGCGGCAGCGAAGGCAGCGGCTGCTGGTCTTTTAGTTGTAGCGCCATGGCTGGCTTTAGCGGCTGGTGTAACGGCCTTAGGGGTCGCGATCTACCAAAACGTTAAAGCGCAACAGGATTACAACGCCTTGGTTAATCAGGGCAAGGGCAGCATGGATCAGCTGGAGGGGACAATCGCCAGCGTTAAGGATGAATTAGTTGAAGCAAAGAACAAGCTTCAGGGAACCGGTGGTGAGATGAAGGCCACGGGCCGTGCTGCAGCTGCGTTGCGAAAAGACGTTGCAAAATTGGAGGCTGACCTCAAAAATTTGGAGGGAACGTATTACGTCCGCATCAAGTTGATGAGAGACAGCGGTTATACGTTTGACGCTGAAGGCAATGCCAAGACTTATAAGGTTGGGGACATTACTTACGACGCTGCATCAGGAGCAGCGATAAATCCTGGCCCAACTGTGAGCGATTTAAGAGAGGCAGAAGCAAAAGCCAACGCAGCAATTGATTCAGCTCTGTCAGGTGGTGGCGGCGGCGGCGGTGGTGGTGGCCCCGATCCTGTCAAGGAAGGCGAGAAGCTGGCGCAACAGCTGCAGCGGGATATTGCTCTGCTTCAAACCAAAAGCGAGCTTGAAAAACAGCTCCTGCAAATCAAATACAAACAAGCTGATGCTGAGGCCAACATCAGGGCAACAGCAGCAGCAGCTCAGCAGGATGCACTGATCCAACAGAACAACACCAAAGCACGGCTAGAGAGCACCAAGGCCATTGAGAAGGCCACGGAGCAGGGTCTGGCATCAGCCAAGGCATTCCTGGAGGCAGGCAAGGCAGAGGCTGACTTACTGCTTAAGAAAAAGGAATACCTGGAGGAAGGAATCGCTCCAGCGTTGGCGCAGCAGTTTGCGTCAATTGATCAGCAGGTTGAGAAGGAGCTTCAGCAGCTATCCGTCATTGAGCAGATCCTCCAGGCGGAGTTGCTTCGTAGCGACATCAACGAAGAGATCAAGAAAAAGATTCAAGATCAAATTGACTTGCTCCAGGGCACCAAACGACAGATTGAGGGCGAGGGCAATAAGAAGAAAGACCGAGCCGCTGCTGAAGGTGAGGGCAACAAACTCCAGGACTACATCAAACAGCTTGAGGCAGACCTGAACGATTTTGACGGCATGGTGGTGAGCCTTGCCGGGACGATTGAGAGTGAGCTGGGTTCAGCAATGAGCAGCGCCATCACTGGCATCATTGATGGCACGCAGACAGCGCAAGAGGCGTTCAGTCAGATGTTCAAAAACATCGGCGCGGCGTTCATTGATATGGCCACACAGATGATCGCCAAGGCGCTGGTGATGAAGGCGCTAGGGATTCTGACCGGTGGGGGTGGCTTTAACGCAGCCACCACTCCGCTTGGCGCTGGTGGTGGAAACGTTGGCGGCATTGGAACGTTTGGCCCGAACTTTGGCATTGCTCAAAATGCCAATGGCGGAAGGCTTGGTGTTGGGATGCCTTCCTTTGTGGGAGAGCGTGGGCCGGAAGTTTTCATTCCGGACAGCGCAGGAACAATCCTGAGCAATGAAGAGATCTTCAAGGCCACCCGCAACGCCATGAAGCGGCCCACCGGCAACTCCAATGTTGTTCAGTCTGAAGGTGATGATGCCGCAGCATTTGCCGCTGCAGCTGGCGCGATGAATACTTCAAGCACCACCCGCGAGACCACCAAGATGCGGGAGTTTGCTGAGATTGAACGGGAGGCGCTAGCTAACCCGGAAGCCATCGACGTCAAGTACGAATCGACCGTGATTAACAACGAAAGCTTTGTGACTGAATCACAGTTCCAGAGGGGCATCGCTCAAAGCGTGACGCAGGCCAGGGCGCAAACACTGAAGGATCTACGCAACAAGCCTTCAACCCGTAAGCGTGTGGGGGTTAGCTAGTGAGCATTCTTGCGGCGTCGTTCCCAGCCACCAACCTTGGAGCCCTTTGGTGTTGTGAAAATTTCCTCTGTGGTCCATCCAAGCTTGATCCGATTAAGGATGACGTGTCTGCCCCATCCCATTTCTTCAGCCCATGCGCTGACGCATTGAGTTTTCCCATCCCACGTCAGCAATCTGTTGCTGCGACGTTTACGGGCGTTGGCTTTTGGCGTGACCCATTGAACGTTGCCAGGTTCGTAATGCCCGTCGGTGTCTATGCGATCAAGCTGATAAGGCTTGCCAGGATGATCGCCAATAGTGGCGCGAATCTCCTCGGCAAACTTGGGATAAATCCGCCAGGGCTCATGAACGGTGATGCCGCGCCCCCCATAGAAGGGATAGGAATCCACTTTGGGATTGAAACAACGTTTGTTGAGTGCGATCCAACTCCGATGCAGCGGGGTTCCGCATTCACCATGCTGTGGGGCCTTGCGGCCTGCGCGCCGATCCATAGACTAGCTAGCAATGGAGCAATTATATGATAGTCATTGGAACCTACGTTGAGCTGACGCGAGAACAGAACTACCAAAACTTTCACGCGCATCAGATCCGGCGTTGGAATAACCGAGAGTTCACCTATGCGTCCTTTGGCTATAGCGGCAGCACAACAGATCTACAAAGCGGGAACGTTGATGCGCAGCTGGTCTTTGCCAATAACCAGTTTGTTCTAGGGCTTGCCAACCAGCTGGCGGACGCTGGGACCATCATCAGGATCAACACGGTCTGGCTTAACCCCACCACGTTTCGAGAGCTGTCCAGCTACACGCAGGACACGTTCATGGTCACTGGCTATGAGAGCGACACCACCCGCGTGGCATTCCGCCTCTCTAGCCCGTTGGATGCCGTTACAGCTGATGTTCCGCGTCGGAGGCTGGCGGCTCAATTAGTTGGGTCGCTGCCTTCTAGCGGTGATGTGCAACTGGCCTAATGATTGATCCCAAGGCACGACTGGTCCTGTTGCCGGAGGACCGCGAGATCATGGCCCTGACGGGCATGAGTGAGGCTGAATACCGGGAGTTTCAGCTGTGGGTCATTGAGTTCAGCAAGCCCCGGCCATGCCAGCCCACGGCATTGGGCTTCTTGGCAACGGTGGTGATCAACCTGGCCATTGGTGTTCTGTTGACGGCGGCGTCCATGTTGCTTGCGCCTAAGCAGCAGGAGCCAGAACAGGCGGAATACGAAGAGGGCAAGACTGACGGGCAGGACATCGTCAAGAAAGATCGCTTTGCTCCAAAGAACGGGTTCAACTCCGTGCAGAACGTGGTTGAACTGGGGTCGGTGGTCCCCATCGTTTACGCCAAGCGGGAGACCATAGACGGCGATCAATACGGCGGGATTCGGGTTAATACCAATTTGCTTTGGTCTCAGCTGATGAGCATTGGCGGGAGCCAGTTCTTCCGTGGGGTTTTCTTAGTTGGCGAATGCAACGGCGATCAGACCGGCCCGGTCATTGCTGAGGAACAGACAGCCTTAGGCAACAACCTGCTTGGCAACTTTGATCTGCGTAAGGACAGAGACGCTGGACGCATCTCGATGTATTACGCGCCGGGCACAGGCCGAATCAAGGCTGACGACTTGGTGGCTGGGGTCAAGGCTGCAAAAGACTTAGGCAATGCCAACCCTGGGAGTGCAACCGGTGACGTTTATGAGATCACGTCTACAGGCAATGGCCTGGAGAAGGATTTCTGCATGGCGGTTCAGCCGAGCAATCAAATTGCTTTTGGCGTTTATGACCTGATCGGGAACAACTTCGGGTACAAGATCGGCGAAGACTTCAAGCCCTTGTCCCAATGGCAACAGCGATCAGACCCGACGAGGGAGCGGCAGTCAGATAACCAGCGCTATGCCGAACGGGCGAAACAAATTCATAACTACACCACCCGCGCTGGAATCATTGGAATCACCCGCGATGGGAGCGACCTTGGCAAGGGAGTGGTGAATGTGAATGAGGGCGACATCATCACCTACAAGATCTTCAGCGACTCAGAAGCTGAACGGGTGTTCATCTATGACCCAGCAAGCAGCGGCGGCGCTAAGGACGGCGAGGCCGGGATACGTGATACGGCTGCAACCATCGCGTCCATTCAGCGCGGGTTTGATGAGTCAATCAATGTCGGTGATCTGTATCGGATTGGTTCGGCGTTAGCTGTTTGTGTTGAGCGTGGTAACCCGTTCATCTCAGAAACGGAATACGACGGGGAACAGAGCAACGACATGGAAGCCAAGTTCCAAGTGGTGGACAACGGCAATAAAGAACTTCCTGGGACAGCCCGTGGTCAGATTGAGGTGTTTGATGAGGACGACATCAACCCGGATGAGAGCGATGTTGTCCAGGGCAAGCTCGCTACAGAGACAAGCCATATCTTCCGCGTCAGTGTTGGAGCTGTTGCCCTGGAGAGGGCAGCAAGGGTGATTGAAATTGGCTTCCGCAGCACCTTGGGAGTCAAGTCAAGCAGCATCACTAATTTCAACGGCCTGGAGGCAAGGGAACGCTTCAACGGTGCCTCCAGCGGTGACGTCCAAGTGGAAGACGGCAGCTATCAGGCTTATGTCGATGCCGAATATTGCGGCGGCATGGATGACGGCGAAGACACCGACGACGACACCTACAGGAACGAGATTATTGCGGGCAGGTATTCCGCTAGTGATGACCGCTATAGCTTCTTCCGGCTTTGGTATCGCAACCTTGATTCCACTAACTTCACGCAATCAACCGATCTGTATGGCTTCAGGAATCAGACGAACCAACCGATCTATAACTTCATCCGGGTTCAGTTCCCCGATACGCAACGGCGGGAGCTGAGGTTTGAACCAATCACTAGCTGGGAGATCAGAGGCAACAGAGCAACAGGCGACTTATTCGTTATTGACTCCAAGGTGACAACAACAGTCAGCCTCCATGAGGATGGTGACTTGATGCTGACCTTCCAAGGCGAGCAGATTGCGCGGACGTCAGAAACGTTTGAAATCCAGGCGTTCACCAACCGAGGTGACGTTCAGGTTGATGCCATTGATCGGATCAGCATTGAATCGGCAGGCAGCAAGTTTGAGGTTCCTGCCGATCCTGACGCTCCTGATGCATGGCCTCGCACAGCGACTTACAAATGCAATCTGCTTAATGGGCGCGGGCGCGGGGCAAGAGCAGAAGTCACCATTGAATGGCAGCAGGTTTCAGATCCACTAGATCCGCCGGGGAAAATCCCAGATCCAAATGAAGGGCGCTGTGTTGGGATCAGCTTCAGCTCAGACCGGGGAACGCGGGGCAGCGGATACAGGGTTGGTGACATCCTGACGATTGACTGTGGAGACACTTGCGGTCCTTGTGGCAAGCCAGCAGATAACAAGGCGGTGATGCCTACGTTCAGAGTGACTTCACTGGAAAGCTTCGATCCTGTTGCCCTGGGCGGTGGCCCTTATGACGACCCGGACAACTTCAGTTATGTAGACGGTTGGGCGCGATTGGCAGAGGACTTTATTTACAGCGAGGTGACTTCATCGGCGAAGTCGCCGGAGCACGAAGTCAGCTACGTGAACATCATTACGGACAACAATCAAGACCCGAACTACACCGAACTGGCGATTGCTGGCTTCAACATTCACGCAAGTAAGGACATCAACTCCCTGGACCAGCTCAGCGTTTACGTCACAGAGGGTGTTCTTGATTCCCATCTGCTCCCTGATGTGTTCCGAGATCTGTTGACCAACCCGCGTTACGGGACCGGTTCGTTTTTCAGTGCGGAGCAAATTGATGATGACAGCTTTGTAAGTGCTGCCTCGTTTACGCAAGGTCGCCGTTATTTCTTTGATGGTGCCATCACGCAGAAGCTCAACCTACGGAGCTGGGGCGCGGATACCGCAGCTCATTTCCTGTTGGATCTGTCTGTCAGTGGCGGCCGGTTCAAGCTTGCTCCGGTGGTGAACTTTGACGGAGCTGAACAGGTGAACGCGCTATTCACCGCAGGCAACATCCTTGATGACAGCTTTGAGATGAATTACTTCGACAGGCAAGACCGTTTGTCGCCGAAGATTTCTGTGCGGTGGCGTGAGGAGCGCCGGTCGCTAGCTGCAGGTGATCGGGGTCTGTTCCCCCAAATCCGTGAAGTGATGGTCTCAAGGATTGATGCAGGGGCCGATGCGCCGGAGGAACAGATCGACCTGACTGATTTCTGCACCAACGAACGTCATGCCATTGATCGGGCTAAGTGGTTGTGTCAGCAGCGGAAGTACGTCACGCATTCGGTCAAGTTCAAAACGATTCCAACGCAGGCGCCAATTGAAGCCGGGAGCGTGATCAAGGTTGGCCTAGAAACGCTCCGCTATGACTCGCCGGTCAATGGGGTGATTTCAGATAACGGCTATGTGACGTCAACAGCTCCGCTCAATCGCCCCACCCTTTGCATCACTTGGGACGGGACAACGATGCAGCGTGAGGAGCTGGACTTCAGCAATGCCGAAGCCGTAGCTGAAATGAAGAACAAGGTGTTCATGACTGTTGAGACAGAGATCGTGTCGCAGGGCTACAAGGTCCAAAGCGTTGGTTTTGATGAGGAGGGGAACTTGGATGTGGAGGCGACCTACTGGCCATTGGCGAGCGATGACACCAGCTTGTTGCTCTCTGATTTCTCTGATGCCAACTTCAACATTGAACGATGACCGTTAACTTCCCCGCCCTCAAGCCAACCAAGCGGAACTACCAAGTTGGTGACTATCCAACCAAGCAATTCCAAAGCTTGAACGGTGCCAGCGTGATCCGTCTATATGGCTCACTCTCCACGGACGCGACTATGTCGCTCCAGTTCATCGTTGACGATGAGGCCCTGGAGGACGTGACTCAGTGCTTTGACCGAGCCCGTGGAGCCTTTGATGACTTGGACCTGCCGGACGAGGTTTTCGTTGGGATGGATGCAAACGTTTTCCCCAACCACCTGCGGTGGAGGTGGGCTGATCCACCGTCGATAGAATCAATCCAGCCGGGCCTGTCAAGGGTGTCCGTCAATCTCAAAGCAACGTTGGAGGTGACACCCTGATGTCTGTTATTACAGGTGCTGACGGCCAGCTGAACTACAACGGCAAGATCGTGGCGAAGTGCCGATCCTGGACGTTGAACATGGCGCGGGACGCGATTGAAATCACGCACCTTGGAACGTATGACCGGGAATACACCCAAGGGCTCCGTGGTGTGACCGGGACGACGTCGCTCTATTACGACTCAAGCGACAGGGGCACTGCTGAGTTCCTGGCAAGCATTCGGGACAACTCAATGCAGACGCTTCAATTCCAGTTCAACAAGAACGGTGGCGAGCAATGGACTGTTGCAGGCTTCGTGACAAGCATCGGTTCCACCGTCTCTGTTGGTGATGCGTCTACTTGTGATGTGGCCTTCCAAGGCAGCGGCGCTCCTAGCGGTGACTGGTAATGGCTGTTCTTGGTGCTGGTGGCCGCCTACGGCTTAAGCGCCCTTTCTATGACGGGACAACAACGCTCCCGGATAGCTCCATTGATATTGGATGCGACCGGTTAAACCCGGCGCCGGAGTGGCTATGGAACGGCGATCAGATTTCAGCCATTCACCTGCCGATCTATTGCCAACCAAGTGGGCTCCCCTATCGGGTCAGTGGTTATGGCAGCTATCGCGGCAGCAAGTGGTTCTTAGGGCCGAACAGGGACCATATCGACAACAATGACGACGACTTCTACAAAAAGGCGCCCGAGGGTTACCCCGACGACAAAGAGGGTGATGAGGCGTTCTTCTATTGCAAGCCAGGCCGGGGCGATGTTCCAGAAGAGGATTGTGGGACCGGCGACTTCTGGGTTCACCTCGACCCGTTTGGGAACATCAGCTTCTACACCAACCGTTGCAGCGCGCTGAAGGGTTGCAAATCAGATCGGATTGAGCTGGCTCCCATCGCTGGTGACATCATCATCGGCCCGGTTGAGGCGTTTGATTATCGGAACGGCCAGTGGGGTTGTGATGGGGCGACACCCTGCCAGGACGTCAGAAACGACTATTCCTTCTCTGATGTTCAGGACGAAGACACCGACATCAGCCTTTGTCAGTCAGCCCCTGGCTTTCAGTTCCCTGTCGCGGGCTTTGAGCAATACGGCAACGCCGACGTCCAGGACCGTGGCCAAGGCGGCTTCCCCGGCTGGCAGGTGATGTGTGAGATGAGGGAATGGACTTTGGAGCTGGACGCCCCGAACGTGGACGTGACGGCTGTGAGCGAGAAATGGGGCGAGCAGGTGAAGTCGATTGTCAGCGGCGGTGGAACGCTGGAGTTCTTCATTGACCGTAAGTGCTACGACGCGGAGCATGACGCGGCCTTGGTCCCCATGCAGCTGCTGATGATGACCAATAACGGCTGTGAGGCCGAGGCAGAGTTCTGGATGATGACTTACCCCATTGACTGTGGCCCGAGCTGTGGGGGGAGCTTTGGCGGGGGTCTGTATTACAGCGCCAAGATTCTGATTACAGCCACGGCGGTGAACTTGAGGCCGAAGGAAATTTTGGCTGGAACTGCAAGCTTCGTAACGACTGAGGAGATCAGGCTGATCCAGGCCCCATAGGTTCCGCCCCTAGCTAACTTTGGCAGCCGCTTTAAACTTGGTCCAGACAATCGGCTGAGTCGGTGTGAGCAAGCTAAACAAAGGCGGCGACTCAGAATCGCTTGGACATATTGACATCAGCCAAGGGCAGTTACGGGAGCAGCTGGATACTGCCACCAATATGTTGCGCCAGTTGGCTGGCAACCCTGAAGTCACGAAGGGCGCCGCGACAATCAACGATCCGCTATCAGCGCCTTTCATTCTTTATGTCAACTCATATACAGGCAGCGATAAATTTGTAACTGGCGATTGGTCTACAGCTGATGACGGGACATTTAACGCAA